CAAGGCTCTAACAGCTTCATTAACGATACAATGACGTTAAACTTTACTGCACCAAATGGTCAAATCGCAGTAAAGAATAGTTCAGGTTCTCCTGCCGCTAACATGTATCTCTACACTACAGATACGTTAGGAAATACTAATCTACGTCAATCTATTAGCTACAACGGCGACATCAGCTTCTACGAGGACACAGGCACAACTGCTAAGTTCTTCTGGGATGCGAGTGCTGAGTCACTGGGAATTGGTACTAGCTCGCCTAGTGCTAAACTTGATGTTGCCGGCACTGTAAACGCCTATGGTAACGGTAGTGTGGCTTTGCAGTGGGGCAATACGTCTGCTTTAGGCTCTTTGAGTTTTGATGGTTCTGCAAACCCTGTTATTCGTTCAGCGTCTTCTAAGCCGTTAGTATTTCAAACAAACGGTGCAAACGAACGCATGCGCATTGACTCATCAGGTAACTTGTTGGTGGGTAAGACGAGTGCTGTAGGAGCTTCTACTGTAGGCGCAGAAATGCGTCCAAACGGAGATTTAATATCAACTCGTGCGTCTGCACAACCTTTAACCCTTAACAGAACAACTTCTGATGGCACTATTGCACAGTTCCGAAAAGACAACACAACTGTAGGTAGTATTGGCGCTAATGGCTCATACCCTTATATTGGTTCTCACGGCACATCTGGTAAAGGTATTAAAATTACCGATGCTCTACTCCCAGCGACAAACTCTGGTGCTTTTAACGATGCGAATGTAAATTTAGGTGCATCAAATGTACGTTGGAAAGACCTCTACCTCAGTGGTTTTACCCGTTATAACACAGAAGTTTACGTTGGTGATGGGGCTTCTATATCTGGCAGTTATGCAGCTAATGACTTGTTGTTACACACAGACAACAATCCTATTGTGTTTAGACCTAACGGCACAGAAGCCGTGCGCATAGACTCATCAGGTAAAGTTGGTATTGGTACGAGTTCGCCAGCTAAAAAACTACATGTAGATTCTGGAAGCTCTTCTGATATTGCAAGATTTGAAAATGATGCTGGAAGTTTCACATTAGGAAAATCAGCAAATCTAGGCAGTCTCGATATGGCCTCAGATGCTAATTTTAGAATTAGACATGGAAGTACTGTTTCAGCAACCTTTAAAAGTGATGGCAACGTTGGGATTGGGACGAGTAGTCCTTCAGAACTTTTATCTGTATATCATGCAACCAATTCAAAAGTTTTAATATCAACAGGTGTTAATGGTGCTAGTCAAATATATTTTGGCGATAACGGAAATGATTTAGCTGGTCGCATATATTACGATCACAATGCCAATAGTATGCGTTTTCATGTAAATACTAATGAACGTATGCGCATCGACTCATCAGGTAATTTTTTGGTGGGTCAAACTACAGCTAGCAGTAATACAGTAGGAACAAGCCTTCGCCCAGATGGTCGTAACTTTTATTGTGCTAATAATAATTATTCCGCACATTTTAATCGTAAATCAAGTGACGGAGCTATTGCTCATTTTGCTAAAGACGACACAATTGCAGGTAGTATTGGGGTACTGAACTCAAACAATCTAACAATCAGCGGTACTGTGGCAGATCACGGAGGTCTACAGTTTGGAACTCACTGCGTTATACCAATGGAAGCGAATGTTGATAGTGACGGTACTATTGATTTAGGCTCTTCCAACTCAAAATTCAAAGACGGACACTTCTCAGGAAGTCTATACGGCAATGGCTCTAACCTAACAGGTGTTGGGGGTAGTACAACTGCTGGTGCTGTTGGTACTTATACATCAGGACGACCTGCCAATTATACTACATACACTACTGGAACAACTGTAGCTGGAAGCTCTTTGTATATATCATCTGGTTCGGCTTGGTATTATGCTGGTGGGTGGCAAGGAGTTACGTCTGGCGGTAGTAATTCTGCTTATGGTGGCAATTCTACTTGTAGTGGGACGTGGAGATTAATGTCATACGCAGGGGGAAGTGGAAATGTTGGGGTTACAGGACTTTGGGTCAGAATATCTTAATAAAGAATTATAACAACAGGAGGCGTTTATGCCACAAGTAACAATAACAGAAGTGCGTAACGCACAATCACTTAACGCAGAGAACACTTGGTTTGAAGTAGAGATTAACCATCCAGAACACGGCTGGATACCTTACGGATTAGACCCTGATGATACAGATATGACTGTAGACAACAGCGTATTGCTTGAACTAATTGGCACAGACTTTGAGGCTTATGTAGCACCTACTCAAGAAGAACTAGATGCAGAACTAGCGGCAAATCTACGAGGTCAGCGTGACCAGAAGTTAGTTCAAGAAGTAGACCCTATAGTTACTAATCCCCTACGCTGGGCTGAACTTACAGAAGCTAAACAAGCAGAGTGGACACAGTACCGAACTGACTTACTTAACCTACCAGAGCAATCTGGTTTCCCTAACTCAGTAACATGGCCTACTAAACCAGCATAAGGATAAGAAAATGGCAACAACACACACATGGTCTATCGCTAACCTAGAGCGAAACACATCTGACAACTCAGTAACAATAGCACACTGGCGTTGCGAAAGCACAGATGGAACTAACACTGCATCAGCATATGGAACTACATCTCATACAGGTGTACCATCAGACGATGATTACATTCCTTATGATGATCTAACAGAGGCAAACGTATTAGAATGGGTACACGAACAAGTAGTCAAAGCTGATACTGAAGCGGCGAATGATGCTAAGATAGCTGAACTTGCAAACCCAACATCCACAACTGGGATGCCTTGGTAATTTTAACTTAACTAAAGGAGATCAAAATGGCTGAAGATAAAAAGGTTATTACGATTGATGATAAAGACTACACTGAAGACCAACTAACTGATACGCAGAAAACTATTATTAACCATATCAATTCTCTGCAGCAAAAAATTGGATCAGCAGAATTTAACTTAGACCAACTTAAAGTAGGGAAGGAAGCGTTTGTTAAAATGCTTGGTGATTCCCTAAAGGAAGAAAGTACAGATGAATAAAAGAACTATATCTTCTGCGCATGACAGGCTTGACGAGTTAGAAAAGCAAGTGGTTGCAATTAAAACAGAAGTTAAGATACAATTTAAAGATCTATTTGGTCGAGTTAAACGTATGGAAAGCATTATGATTGCAGCAACAGGAGCAATACTAACCCTACTCGTTGCGGTACTAATGAAAATGTAACATGTTACGAACAATATTAATTGGTTTGTTTATCTTAATCGGCAGCAGTCTTGCTGCTGATGACACAATCTACACTGACACTAACAGTACAATAACCTCTGATGGGTCGATGGATACTACAATTAATAGTCCACCACCTTCTGCAATTTCTCCCCAGATTAGCGCAAGTAACTCTGACTTATGTACTGTTGGTGTTGCTGGTGCTGTGCAGACACAGATACTTGGTATCTCTGCTGGTCGTACTGTTAGAGATATGAACTGTGAAAAATTAAAGAACGCCAAAACCATGTATGATATGGGGATGAAAGTTGCAGCTGTATCTGTAATGTGTCAGGACGAAAGAGTATTTGAAGCCATGCTTAATGCAGGTACGCCCTGTCCCAAGAATGGGTTGGTAGGTGATAAAGCTAGGCTAGCATGGGAAATGGAAGCGGTTAAAGAAGAGATCGAGCGTGATCAAAACAATGTAATCAAGAAAGTCTTTGATAAAAATGGTGAAACAAAAATTGGTTTGGGTGTTATCTTTAGCACTCTTGCCTTCTTACTTGCACTCTGATCCTTATAGTTATGGGGCTACAGGTAACGCTGCATCTAGTTCACTAAGCTGGAGCATGACAGGTGTCCTACCTGATGCATCTGGCATAGATATAAATGGTTTGATCTATAGGTACACCACAGTAAAGAACACTGAAGATGATATGCTGGTACACGTTGGCAATAAGAATGCAAACGGCAGCGGTTATATATTCAGAGAGACAGATGATTGGTCAGGTATGCCAAGCAATACAATCGTAAAGTCTTTTAATCTTAGCAACATACCAGCAACAAACTGGGGTACAGGATCTATTGAAG